TCTTTATCGGCGCATCCGAGAACACGCTTGATGCACAAATGGAATCCGACGTTATGACTGAGGAGGACGTAAGCGAATGAAATTCGCCAAGTACGTGGGTACACGCCCGCAGGACTTGCCAGGTGGCCGCGTCTTGGCTCCCGAGGCAGGCCCCGTGGAAGTGGACGAAAACAACCCAATCGTGGCTGACCTGTTCGACCAAGGCAAGCTCATCGAGGTCGATGTGCCCACCGAGCCCGCAAAGCTCACGGGCAAGGCGTTGCAGGACCGCGCCAAGGAGCTTGATATTGAGGGCCGCAATGAGATGAACGCAGACCAACTGCGCGATGCCGTTGCGGCAAAGGAGGCCGAGCTTGCTAGCCAGCACGAGGGTGCAGGCAACCCGCCGGCCGCAGACGACTCAGCAGACACGGAGCATGAGGAGGTGGCTAGCTAAATGCGGCCCGGTTTCGACACAGAACTACGAGACGAACCTGTCTCGCGCAGCGGTCCCATCGACATCTCGACATGGTTTGTCGTCGGGCCTGCTGTCAAGGGTCCACTGACGAGCAGGCTGCTCGTGTCAGGCAAGGACTACACGGTCAATTACGGTGGGCGTGATGAGGCGTTGTTCGTGCCTGACTCCATCGAGACGTTTTTCGCGGAGGGCGGTACGCGCGCGTACATGCGGCGCATCGTCGGCCCTGCGGCAACCAAGGCCACGCACAACCTCCTCGACGGTACGCCTGCGGCCACGCTGAGGGTGGATGCCGCGTGGGAGGGCGCGTGGTACAACGGGCTCAACGTCGAGATTACGACCGCGGATGGCGAGTTCTCCGTGAGCGTGACCCATGACGATGATCCTGACACAGTGATCGCAGCTGGAGGACCGTTTGCGACCAAGGCGGATGCAGTCGCCTTTTTCGCCAACAGTGACATCATCCGGCTGACGAGTCTGGTTCCCAACACGTCGCCTGTGGCGGCGACCGTGAACCTGGCCGGTGGCGATGACGACCTCGACGGGATCACCGATGACGACTACGCCGCAGGTGCGGACTCGTTTTCGCTCATGATGGGGCCGGGTCAGGTTTCGTTCCCCGGACGGACCACGGCAGAGGCACACGCCGCAGTGCTCGCGCACTGCGCCGCGCGCAACCGTCGTGGAGTGCTCGACGTTCCCGACTCGCCCAACGTCGGCACGCTCACGGCTGCTGCTGCGGCTCAGCGCGGGACGCTGGCCAAGCAGGACCGCTACGGCGCTCTGTTCGGCCCGTGGGACATCGTTCCGGGCGTGCTGCCCAACACAAAGCGGACCGTACCTCCGTGCGCTCGCGTGGCTGGCACCATCGCACGGTCGGACAACGCGACTGGCAATCCAAACCTCCCGGCCGCGGGAGACAACGGGCTTGCACAGTTCGCACTCGATATCACGCAGACGTTCACCGATGACGAGTACACCACGCTCAACGACGCGGGCGTGAACATGTCTCGTTACATTTTCGGTAACGACTTGCAGGTATACGGGTACCGGACGCTCGTTGATCCGGCTCTCGACCCGCGTTGGGTCGAGTTCTCGGGCTCGCGCACGATCATGTACGCCACAGCGCTGGCGCGCAAGGTCATGGCGACGTTCGCCTTTGACCAAATTGATGGAGAGGGGCATGCCTTTTCTGAGCTTGAAGGCTCGATCCGCAGCGTGCTCCTCCCGCTCTACAAGCCGATGCGGGCGCTGTATGGCGCCACTCCGCAGGATGCGTTCCGCGTCTACGCCGGCAGCGCGCTCAACACGCCCGAGAGGGTCCAGAACCGAGAGCTACGAGTGCAGATGGCGCTCAAGACCTCCCCGTTTGCAGAGCACGTTGTCACTGAAATCGTCCGTCGTCTCGTGACTGAGGAGGTGTAAGAAAATGGAATCAGGTAGCCGCGAAGACCTTTACGTCGTAACAGTCTCGGTCGATTTTCAGGGCGAGACACGGCGCCTTGGCACCTTCGACACGTTCGAGGGCGGTGAGGTGTCGGCAGAAGACACCAAATACGCCCGTGGCGGACTCGCTGAGGAGGAATCACTTGGCGGGCGCCGGCACGTCGGCAACGTAACCGTGGCCAGGCTGTATGACGATTTCATGCAGCAGCAGGAGCCCTGGCTTGACAGCACGGTGGGCAAGGGTTGGTGGACAGTCACCAAGCAGCCGCTTGACGAGAGCGGCAACAGTTTCGGTACGCCGCGTGTGTACCGAGGCAAGTGCATCAACATGACGCCACCCAACCACGACTCGATGTCCTCGGGCGAGGCTCGTATTTCGTTCGAGATTTCGGCCCAAGGCCCTGTGGGCTAGCGATAGCAAGGAGAGAAAACGATGGACACAAACACCACCACAATCCCTGACCACGAGCGCGCTGGCTGCACCGAGGAGGAGTGGGATGCGCTGCCCGAGGAGACGCGGGCAGCGCTGCTCGCAGAGGCCGATGCAGAGCCCGAGGACGAAACTGAGCCCGAGGCGCCGCGCAGTCTGCGTGCGCGTCTCAAGGCTCGGCGCACCGAGCTTGTTGCTGAGCAAGCATCGGGCGAGCGCACGCTTGAGCTTCCCATCCCTGGCTACAACAACGAGCTATGGGCGCGCTTCACCTACCGCCCGGACGTGTGGGACCGCTTCAAGCGCATCGGCAACGCTGCACTCAAATCCCGTCATCCGCGCAGAGAACTCCTCGCAGCGATGGACACGCTGGCGTACGCCTGCACGGACATCCTTGTGTCCGAGGACGCGGGCATGTCGTTCGAGTCCTTCGACCCGGAAGGCCCCTGCGGCTTCAACGAGCGCCTTGCGGAGTTGATGGAAATTCCAATCCGCAATCCCAAGCAGGGAGCACGCACGGTCGTCAGTGGAGTGTTCAATAACGACCTCGCCATCACAGCGATGTCCAATCGAGTCTCGGAGTGGCTGCAAGGCGAGGAGGAAAACGTCGATGAGGATTTTTAGCAGGGCTAGGCGATGCGCCCGAGGTCCGCGCAGCGGGCATCCTGGCCGCCCTGCACATCGACCCGTGGCGTTACCTCGATAGTGACGACCCGCTCGATGTCATGCTCGGTCAGGCCATCGCTGAGCAGGCCAACGATTTCCTCAACAGGCGGGATGCAGCCCTAGCCAAGGCGATAGCAGAAGCAACCGTGCAGAAACTCGTAAAGGCATTCAAGAAACGAAAGTAAGTCTAATTGTTCGGTAGAGACGAAATTGGAGTCAGGCTAAGGGTCATCGACCAACGCCGCTTCAACGCTGCGATGGCTGAGGCAGCGGGCTCTATCGAACTCGTAGACAAGGCCGGCAAGCGGACGAACCGCACACTGAGGCAGACCCGCCCTGCCTCAGTGATGGCCACTAGCGGTTTCAAAATGATAAACAAGGCTGCCCGAGTCGGCGCCTTGGCCGTCATAGCCACCGGAGCAGCCGCGCTCCACATGGCAACGGACTTCGACCAGGCGATGACGCTCGTGCGCACACAAGCAGGTGCGCCGGCAGCAGAGGTCGCCAAGCTCCGCGGTGAAGTCCTCAAGCTCTCAGATTCGGTACCACAAGGACCGCTAGAGCTAGCCAAGGGGCTCTACCACGTCGAATCCATCGGTCTGCGTGGCTCCAAGGCCATGACCGCGCTCAAGGTCGCAGCAGAGGGCGCAATGGTTGGACAGGCCAACCTCGAATCGACCACGACAGCCTTGGGCTCAGCCTGGCTCTCGGGCATCAAGGGCGCCGGCAGCCTGCGTCACACGATGGCGCTGCTGAACGCCACGGTGGGCGCCGGCAACATGCGCATGGACGATTTGGTGACCGCGCTCGGCACCGGCATCCTCCCGAGCGCCAAGCTCGCAGGGCTCAGCATTACAGACGTGATGGGCGCCCTAGCAATCCTCTCTGACGAGGGCTACCAAAGCTCGTCTGCGATGGCACAGCTAGCCACCGCGTTCCATTTCCTCTACGCGCCGACGATGAAGGCCACGAACGCCTTGCAGGACATTGGCCTCGGTCAGCTAGACCTCGCCCGCACGATGCGCACCAAGGGCCTCGTGGCCGCGCTCACGCTGCTGCGCAACCACCTCAACATGTTCTCGCGCGACAAGAACAAGCAAGCACAAATTTTGTCGGCAATCATCCCCGGCGGCCGCGGGCGCACGCTGCTCGTGCTCATGAACCAGCTTACGCGCTACCAGCAGAAGATCAACCAAATTACCCATACAACAGGGAACTTCAACAAGGCCGTAGACCAGCAGCGCAAGACCGTCCACAACCAGCTAGAGCAGGCGTGGTCGAGACTGCAACATCAACTCATTTTGGTGGGTCACGCCTTGCAACCAGTGTTGCTGACCGCGCTGCACGCCGCTGTGGCAGTCCTCGGGTTCCTCGCACAGCACGCCACAGCCACGGCCATTGCGGTGGGAATCCTCGTCGCGGCCATTGCAGGATTCTACATCCTCAAGACAGCGCTCGTGCTGTGGGACAAATGGAGCACAGCGCTGCGCATCGTCAAGGACTTGTGCGTGGGCACCCGCATTCAACTTCTCGCGCTATGGGCAGTGGAGAAGCTGTTTGGTTCCTCTGCCGCCGATGCCGCAGCCGCGGGCGTGCAGACCCTTGGTGCGAAAATCTCGGGACTCACGGGCAGGATCATCGGCATGCTCAAGTACGCCGGCCCCGTGGCTGCGTTCCTCGGGGGGCTCGGCGTCTTCAACCCGGACGCGGCAGGGCTCACGCCACAACGCGAGGGCTCGATGCTCAAGCAGGCGCGGCAGCACGCAAGGGGCTACAAGGCTCATCTCAACACATTGGCTACTGCGATGGGCCTCACAAAAAACGTATCTGAGAGCGATGCTGCTGGCGTCATTCGCGCGGCTGTAGCTAACACGGGCGGACCCTCCACCTGGACTAAGCAGGCCCGGACGTGGATGCGCCAGTGGTTCAAGAGTCACGGGGAGCGGGGCATTCCCGGCCTTGCGATGGGAGGCGTCGTGCGCCTGCCCGGTGCGGTGCTCGTCGGAGAGCAGGGACCGGAACTACTGAACCTCGATGCAGGCGCCCGAGTCGATCCCCTGCCACAGACTCGGATGCCGCGCACACCTACGCTCGGCAAGGGCGACGTGGAGGCGTTGGGGGACTTCGACACAAACGACTTCTTCCGTCAAGAATTTCATTTGTACATCGATGGCCGAGAGGTCGCGGTCACCGTCCGCAAGAAGGCCGGCGACGACAAGGCGAGGCGTTAGGCATGGCTCGTCACAGGCTCGGGCAAACCCCCATAGGCAAAATCTTTTTCGCCGCTAGGGGCCTCTACGTCATGTGCGACCTCGGGGACGGTAGCCCGATCCAGACACAAGGCTTTGGCGGATGGGAGGAGGTCGAGCGGCCAGGCCAGAAGTCGATCACGCGCTGGCGCGGGCGCCAGCCGTGGAAGATCACAATTCCCATCATGCTCGACCGTTTCGATGAGGGCGATGATGGCGTGTCAGTGGAATCCGAGGTGCGCACGCTCGAACGTCTCGCAGGCGGAGGCACAAGCACCACGCCGCCTGTGCTGTCATTCGACTCGGGCGGGCTCGTTCCTCATGACTATCACGATAACCCGCGCACGCGATGGGTCATCGACGGTATCGAATTCGGTGAAGTCATCCGCAATGCGTACGGCAACCGCGTGCGCTGTGAGATGGTGGTCACGGTGCTCGAATACGTCGAGGGGCCTGACTACGTGGAGTCAAGCGCGGCTAAGCGCAGCCAGGGCAAGCACCCGAATAGCTCCTCCTCGCATTCCAAGCTCTACGTTGTCAAAAAGGGCGACACGCTCATTTCCATCGCCCGCAAGAAGCACGTCGCGGGGGGCTGGCGCGCGATTCAGAAGCTCAATCCCAAGAAGGCCAAGAACCCACGCAAGCTCGTGGTAGGCACAACGCTGAGGTTGCCGTAAATGCCAGGCACGGCAATCGAGAACGCGACGGGAGGCGTCCTAGCGCCGCCGGCTAACGATGAGACGGTCCTTGCTAGTGACCTGACCATCGAAAAGCTCGTGCTGGACGGCATGCGGCGCAAGATCACGTCCAGGATGTCCAAGGCTGTCCGCGCGCCACGCGACCGCACCACACTCGATATCGCTGAGTCGATCACCGAGGCGAGCGTACGCCGGACCATCGAGGGAGCGTCCACGCTCACCCTCACAGTGTTCGATCCCGGATGGGCGATTCTCAACACCAACATCTTCGACGTAGACGAGAACGACCACCTGGACCCTGTGGATGTAAAGCTCGACAAGCTATGGTTCAGGCTCGTCAAGGTCAACCCTCGCGGTAATTACCTCACATTGGAGTTCGAGGACCGTGAGGTGGCGCTATTGCGGCTCAACGACAAGCCGCTGCACGTCTCGCGCAACGACAAGACCCGCGCGCAGTTCGTAGAGATGTTGGTCCGTGAGGTCAAGTCCACATATATTCGTTTCATCTCACCCGAGAAGAACCAGCGCCAATCGATCACCAAGGCGCGAGACAACACGGACAACTCGGGCGGGGGGCTCCACAGCAAACAGGACGTGCGCATTCAGGGAGCACGGATAGACGCCGCGCAGCGCGCGAACATCACGCTGACCCTCAAGACTGCCGACGCCATAAAAACGCTTACAGACAAGGCACTGCTCGCCTTGACGATGGCAGCGTGCGGAGAAGACGCCTTCCGCAACCGGCCAGTGGGCGACAGCAGTTCCGTGGGGATGTTGCAGCTACTCGACATCCATTACGGGGGGTCGGTCGCGCAGCGGATGAACATTCCGCGCATTGTCCGCGATTTCCTGCTCAAGGGATTTAGTGGCAACGGAGGCGCCATCGCGCTCTCGCATGCGAACCACTCACCGGCAGAGGTCGCCGCGCTCGTGCAGGGCAACCGCGATGGAGCTTCGTACTACAGGCAATTTGAGGATGATGCCAGGGCGATTCTCAAGGCATGGGGCGAGAAGGCCGGCGACTCCTCAGCCACGGTCACGCGCATCAAGCAATACAGGTTCTCGCGCGGCATCGATGGCCAGCGCGAGGACTCGTGGACGTGCATGCAGCGGCTCGCGCAAGAGGTCAACTGGCGCTGTTTCTGCCGCAACGGAGCAATTTGGTTCATCTCCGAGCCTCGCTTGCTCAAGTACAAGGCATCGGCCGTCATCAACCGTGACACCGAGGGCATCGACCGCGACAGTTTCGGTTACGATTGGGATGAAGGCAAGCGCATCAAGGAGTTGACGTTTGACTGCGATGCGCGCCGTTGGGCCTTTCCTCCTGGCGCAGTCATCATCGTCAACAAGTCGGGCTCAGCCAACGGGCGCTGGCTTGTGGCTGATATTTCCCGTTCGCTGTTTGACCCCAAGACATCGATCACTCTCAAGCGAGCGACCAAGCCCAAGAAGGAACCAGCGCACGAGCTTGTCACACAAACTGTTGACTCGGGGACTTTCACAGGGGATGCCAAGGCGGCGGCCCTCAAGGTCTACGACCGTGGCCTCTCAATTTCTGACAAGAACTACCCCTACATTTGGGGCGGTGGCCACGTCCATGCAGGCAAGCCCGACTACGGTCAAGCAGGTGTGGGGCCGCTCCGGGGCTACGATTGCTCGGGCTACACCGCTGCGGCCCTCAATGCGGCCGGACTGCTGCCTGATGGGTGGTTCACCGGAGTACCGGACTCTGGCACGTTCTCACGCGAGTACGGCAAGGCCGGCGAGGGCAAGTACCTGACCGTGT